GACCAAAATACAATCACCCACATGCTCTGGGTTGATCATATCTTTTTGTTCACGATATCCGAAGTCGTTAGTTTTGTATACAACTGGAATTAAAGTATCATCATCGTCAACATATCCAGCTTCCCGAATATAGTCTTCAGTCTCGATACAATTATCGAGAGTATCTGGTCCAAAAAAATAAAATTCTGCATTGAGCATGCTCATGGGAGTAGCACGACCGAATGCATATGCTTCAGGTGGGAGTCGATAGTTTGGACGATGTTTGCCTTTGAGCATGCAATGTCGCGTGTCAAGATACATTTTCTTGACGTTAGAATCGTCCTTTGTGTGCTTGATAGCCATTGATCAACCAGTGGCTAGTTCACACCACAAATCCTTTTCCTTTTCGAATTCTTCTTTCAGGAATGGTAGATTGCGAGCAATGTAGACATCTTTATCCAAGATCTCTTCTTGCCAGTCACTACGTTCTTGACAATTTTCTCTCCACATGTGAGAGCAAAAAGCATAGAAACCTGATTCTTTATCCAGTGATGACGTCATAGATTTCCTCCCAACTTTTAACAACTTTGAAATCTCCTTCAGCACCCATACTATGTCCATGCTCAAGAAGTAAACTATCATAACCCAGTTTAGAACCGAGTTCAGCGTTAGTAATCTTATCTTCGATCCAGTAACAACCTTCGTATTTAAGAGCCAACTCTTTTAGGATCTCATCTTTATCAGCACCAGTCTCTAGACAGATTACCTGATCAAAAGTACCTGAACCAAATAATTTGTTAAGGTTTCTTTCTCTTAGTTTCTGTGCATACTTATCTGAAGACAAACTGGTCACCGCTATAAATTTATATTTATGCTTCTCAGCCAACTTCTTGATATAGTATTGAGCATCTCTCAGAGGTGGTAAGAACCCAATGGCAGCTGAAGCATTGAATTGTGCTACCAGCTTGTTTGAAAGTTCTTTAGTAATACCGAACCTCTTGTGAACACCATACATAAACTGATACCCTTCAACAGTCTGGTGTCCCATCTCTTTCATCCAACACATGAACGCTTCTTCCCAGTCGAGACAAACGCCATCACAGTCAGTTAGTATATATTTTTGTTTTTGTATCATCAACTTATATATCCTGAGTTAGTACCACCCCAAACTGCTTCCATGTCATCGTGTATCTCTTGGATATACATCTCAACAGTTTCAAGTGCATAGTCAAACTGACTCGCAGGGAATGATTTTTTAACTTCCGCGACAACGGTCTCTTTTGGCTCGTTGAAGTAGTCTTGTGCGATAGTCTGACACTCAAGAACAAATTCACCCATTTTACTCATAATTTACCTCTCTTTTTTTGTTTAGTAACCCTTTCTCCCACTCGCTAGTCTCTATGTTTCTAACGGACATACTCACCGCGAGTAAAGAGAAAAGGTATCGAATCATCATTATATAGACATTATACAGCATTTTGTGATCAATGTCAAGCGTTTTATTAATAAATCTCTGCCTCATCTAAGTTCAAATATGGCTTAATTTCGCCGTTTATTATGGCGTGGACGAGTTCAACCGAGTCATAACTGTCCCCACCGATATGCCAGTCATACTCTCCGACTGGTGTTCTACCACCAGATTTCCAGTTATAGACTGATGCCCTTACATACTCATTATCGATCTCGCCATCTTCATCTTTGAAGAAAACTTTACCCTCGATATACCAGCAAGTCTGGACTTTTTCATCTGGATCCCCAGTGTCATAAGACGGTTTACCGAATAACTCTCTCAACTTATGGTATTCAGTAGTTACTTCACCCTGATATGAAGTAGAGCCAAAGAAAGACTCTACGATCTCATATTCAACGTCTTCAGATTTAATTTCATCAACACATATCATAATTTACCTCTCTTGTTTTATTGAAACTTTGTAGCTAGTAACCTCGTTGTCGTTAGCTTTTGCGACTGCAATCACATTACGAACAAACGCTGTAGATTCTACATCAATTGATTCTTTAGAATTAGCAGTCATACATTTGGCTCCAAAAGAACCATCAGAATAATTTACAGTTATATCAGCTTGATAAGTCATATTAGAAATCTCCTTTATCGACTTGTAAAACTCTCAACCCTTCCGCTCTGAACATATCAACGACTTGTTGTCTGTCGTCAACCGCCATAACTGGATTGAATCCATCTTCCTTCATCTTGATCAGAAAACCTTTTTTAAGTTCATCATCAGGTCTGAAGTCAGTATCACCTCTCATGTACATGGCATCAAAGACAAGACCATTCATCATCAATTGCTTGAGAGTGGTGGCTCTTTGTCTTTTATTTCTACCAGTAGAAACAATAATCCTATTACCAGCATCTTTCAATGCTTTGGCTAGGGCAAATATCTCTTTATTGGGAGTGTCTTGCATGACGACTTCAGGATCTCTGAAGGCATCAAAGTCTTTAGGTCTTTGTGTTACGAAATGTCTCCTATGCTCGATATCCATAAGAGTACCGTCAACATCAAATATAACATCCATAATTTTCTCTCTCATTTATACCCATATTTTACTACATTGGAGCAAAATGTCAAGCGTTTTTTTGCCTATAAATACAAATAAATTATGAGTAAAATGAGTTAGTTATGAGCCGTTCAACACGATTTTTCGCCTTCAAATCGAGAGATGAGTTCTGGATTGTAGACGAAAACACACTTCAAGACGTACCAAAACCTCGCGAGATGCTTATCAAACTCTCCTCTGTAGAGTCGATTCGCGAGTATGTACTAACTCAAAACAAAACCAACTCTCCTATTGTGGATAGATGTCGAGATAGGACTGAATGGCATACACCTGAAGGACGTGAGAGAATACGACAAGCAAAAATGGGAGATAAACATCCTCATAAAAGTGGTCTCAAAGATTCCCATCGAGAGAAAATTAGTAAAACTATGACTGGTACGAGGATTGGAGAGTTCAATCCTATGTATGGTCGAAAACATTCACCAGAGTCGATCGCCAAGATCCGTCAAAAAGCATTTGAACGACCAAAACGAAAGTGGTGTGTTGAACCTGATGGGAGTATGCATCTGATCAATGAAGATGCAGATTTACCAAGTGGATGGCAATGGGGAAGATACTTCGACCCTTATAAACCTATCTAGAATTTTATTTTGCTGGTCGGCTCCAGGATGGTATCCATCTCTAGAACCACCATACCATTCAAAAGGACTATGGTCGGCATAATGTAAATTTGTGTCTCGGCATATCCATTGTATCGCATCCAGATTCTTAGCTTTTTGAACCTCTACTTGTGGATCTAGTGAAACATGCTCGAGAAAAAGTTTTTCTAAGAAGTAACTCTGATCAGTGATTTCTTTACCACCCATTTTTTGGACAACTATTTGATGCCATACTGCAGAAGACCACCCAACACCATCATTGTCCATAAACTCCTGACGATTTGGTGCTGGTTCTAAGAGCCATACGTTTTCTGGCTCGAGTACTGGAACCCAATAACCTAACAAACGTGTGATTGTATCAAGACCGCATGATGCTTGTGATAGATTTACAAACTGACTTTTCTGTTCTGTTTGAACAAAGTGTTTATATGCCCATCCGTCTTCAAGATTTAGACCAAAAGATAATGTGGTAGAATCGCCAATGTAAATATCACATCCCTTTTTAACTTCATCCATTTCAATATCCATACGGAATCCATCTTGGTTGAAGCGATATTCAATTGTTTCACCTTCTTTATCCCAGTGTGCACGATCTGGAGTGTCCATGACAAACCATTTGAGAGTCTGTCCGCGAACACCGTCGTGAAAATCAATCGGTTTTTGCAATTTTTTTCTTCCTTGTTTTCTTGGTAGTGGTTTTATTCCAATCAGTAATCCCAATATCTTTCAATATCTTTTCGAGTTTTGGATACTGTGTGAGTAAAGTTCCGTCTTTGACGTGTGTCAAAACTTCTGCTTCTTTCCAATGCAAACCTTCTAAGATTTGCAACCAGTTCATTTCTTGTTTCCAAGTAGGAAGATTTTTCAGATTACCATTTGGATCTAGGAATGTATTAATCCTTCTCCACTCCATCTGAATTGATGTGTCACTCATTCCGTCTGGAATATCTTTGTCCAGTTTCACAGTTTCAGGCATACCTGAAGGTAAACCAAAATCTACTTTTTCTGCACCGACTCCAAATCTAACGAGAGGAACAACAGTTTGATTCGCTGATGCCCATTCTTTTAAACGAGCGATCTGTTCATCTTTTTTTGTGGCTTCGAATACCCATTCGAAACCTTCGTTTGCTTGTCTAAATTTTCTAGCCATGATATATTTTCTCCATTGTCTTTCTATATATACTAGAAGTCATCAAGGACTTCCATCATATTTTTTAGACGAAACTTAACAAAGTAGTTCAGCAGATGCTGACGACTTTTGCCTTGTTGTCTTTTATATTCATCTATGATACCTTTTTTGATTTCATCAGGTGTTAATGCTAAGTCTACCAGCTGACGATTTCTTACATATCCAGATGCCATTTCACCATTTACAAACTGTTCTGGTTTTTGTTTCTTCCACTCTGCAAGGATTGCCTTTCGAATTGGCTTTTGACGTTTACCTTCAGTGACAAATGTATCATCGTCACTTAGAAT